CTCCTGCTGAAGCAGGTAGAAAGCAAAGCATGCTGGGAGGAAGTGTCACTCGCCATCTTACGCCGAAGCGCAAGATGGCGATTTCTTGCCCGCTTGCTCCTGGTACATGGAGAACAACATTGCCGCACCGTTAAGAGGCGGGCCGTCGGTTGTGTCCATCCTAGACTCAAGGAGTAGTTGCTCGAGGGCAAAATCGGCAATTTCCGCAATCTCGTCGAGGGCGATGTCGTGAACCGACTTCGACGATTGCGCGGCAAGCAAGCTGGTGACTGGACCGGCCATGCGCGTCGTCCCAGCGGGCTCCGCGTCTGGATCGTAGTCCATGCCTGGCAATTGGAAGGCATCAAGTTCCTCCCATGTCTCACACTCTGCGAGGGACGCGAGCCAGCTCTCGAGCTCCGACGAACTGCCGAAGTTGACTTGTGGAGCAATGGCTTCGAGCATCAACGGAATGTCTTCGTCCGTGACGCAATACGGTCCCCCCGCAACGCGGTAGAACATATCTCTGTCCGTAGTGAGAAGGTGGGCCATCTCCTTAGAAAGAACAGGTGACCCGTCTTCGTCGAGCTCAACGATACCCTCGTATGATCGGAGCTCAACCTTATAAATCCTCGCCACGGCGGTCAAATACTCGCGAATGACCGGCGTCTTCGAATCGGTCGTCCAATAACCGCGGAGCTTCATAACGTATTTCTCGAGGTCGATGTTGCGCGCGACCGAGATCTTGCGGGTTGCGTTGACAACGTCCGCGTATGAAGCGAGAGTTCCCGTCGGTTTGGGGTAGTAACGCCCGAGGAAAAACGTTCCATCCTCGGGCGTGGAAAACGCCACTTTGAGCACCATTCCGATGCCCTTAGTAAAGAACATCGCGGCCTCGTCCCAGTCCTTATTCGTGATACATGGGAGATGAGGCGCCACGCCGTCGTCTCCGAACTTCGGGCCGATGACAGCGTACGGAACGGCAAACGGTGCTATCTTCTCGTTCTCGAACATGTTGGGACCCGCGAGAACGTGAGTGAGGTCGGTGTCCTGCGCATACTTAGCTAGCGCGGTCTTAATGGTCGATCTTTTGACCGTGGACAAATCGAGCTCTTTCCCGTGGGTAGATCGGAACTTGAATTTTGTTATCGCGAGAGTGGTGGCGACATACTCAATGAAAGCGGACACGACCGTGTTGAGTTCCGTGGTGACTCCGGATCCGCTGTTGTTCTTGGAGCCTGTATTGGCTAGCTTTCCATTGAGCATGGTGGTGAGATTGACATTCTGCTCGAGTACTGTCTTAACTTCCTCGAGGTCGTTCGGGTGCACAAAATAGAGGACGAAATCGACAAACCATGAATAAATGTATTGGCTGATCGTCTCGTCCATCTTCGAATAATCTGTGTCGTGCATCCCGCTCACGTCGCCACCGACCTTTCCATCGGACTGCGCATACATCGCAATGGCCGAAACCTTGCGGATAGCATTTGCAATATCGTCCGGAGAATTGCCAGGGTGATAAAATTCGCAGTTCTTGAGTACTTCTTTGACAAGAAGGCCGACTCGGCCAGTCTGAATGGCCATTTCCTCAGTATACTGCGTAATTGAGCGTGGCGCGGCGCTCGCCTTTGAAGCGACTTCGTGCTTCAAGTTTACCTTAGGCAACGGCTCGCGAGCGTCGAGCTCGGAATGGCGCTTGAGACGCGCAGCTTGCAGGGCCTGCGTGCGACGGTCGTAAATTTCCTGTCGCCCGACAAGCGCTACAGATCCCATCGAAATTCCGGATTCCTTGGAGACTTGAGCGATGAAATGAGGGAGGAGGATACACGCGATCTCCTTGATGGGAGCCGCGGGGTCCACTTTGTTACTGAACGCCTTGAACCTCTTCTCCTCATACGCCTCATGCGCAGCAGCCGACTTGGTGTCCGCCACGCCTGGTCCGCCGCCAGCAATGTTCGGTGCTGCTTGGACGGCGGAAGCTTGCTCGATCGAACCATCGTCAGGTGACCCATCCTCACGAGTGTACATAATGTTCGGTCGAGGCCGATACTCAATTGGAACTCCGAAGAACAAGACGGCGAGGGGTTCAATACCCCCGGGGCGCCAGATGTGATGCATCATCATGGTGCGCTTAACTTCCGTCGTTCCGTAGCCTTTGGGGCAATTCTGGCCCATCAGGCTGAAGACTCGGAACTGGTTCTCGGTCAACTCCAACGAAGTGTCGATGCCCTGGTCGTACGCGTGTTTAATGCTGTACTTCGGGCTCTTGGGGTCCCCGAAAAGGCCGAGCAAGAACGTCTTGTGCTCGTATTCGGGGCCCTTGGTAAAAGCGGATTTCCCACGGACGACAATGACGTTGCTCGCCTTCTTAAGCGGCACGCCGTCGAGCGGGGTACCCTGGGCTGCTTCACACAACATGTCACAGACTGACTTGGATAGCTCGGTCGTGGTGTTGCGAGCCAGCCACACCCACTTGTGGTGCGAGCCAGGTTGGTACTGGACGTGGACGTTGTACGTCGTGAAAGCGGTACTGCCAGGGTGCTCAATGTAAATGAAATCGTTCGCAGAATAGTCCCACGGGCGCTGGT